GGATCTCCAGGAAATTTTGCACCAAAATTATTATGGAATCAAAATAATCAAAACTTCGAATTTCAAGTTGATTTAGCTATGGTTGATGCAGGATTTACTGTAAGCTTTGATGAGGACTTTTATTCATTTATTCCCGGTTTTAATGTTGATCAAGTTCAAAATAGAGAATACAATTTAATAATTGAACCAAGTCCACTTAATTTCCCAGAAGGTGGTGGACCAGGAGCGGCCGATAATAGATTACAATGGCCAACAGGAACATTAATTGTCAAACCTGACTTCAATTCAATTGATTATTTCTCAAGTTTCAGAAGATTAATTATTGCCAGTAATTCTTTACCAGCACAAAAAGAATATTATCCAATTCTTGGTTCTGCCAAACAAAGTGGTTTTGCGTCAACTCTTGGAATTATTTCTGACTTCCAAATTGATGTTCAAAAACCTGGGCAACAAACAGGTGTTGCAGTTTACGATGCTAATTTATACAGGTTGGTAGATCTAATTTCAGATTATCCAATTCGAAAAATTGATTTGCAACTTTATTGGACTGATGTTAATAATAATTTATATCCACTGTTTTTGACTCCATATCAAAATGTTAACATAAAACTTGGATTCTTCCACAAAAAATTATATGAACAATAAATCAACTTTTTTTATTTCGTAAAATATTTTATAAATTGCTATAAAATAATTTTCTGACATTATAGTAAAACAACACATGTCTCTTGCAGTAGAACAACTCACACCCGTATGCGTTCATGATCCTCGTATCGTACAACAAAAAAGAATCTATCCTGTAATGAAAGGTGGTAGCCAAGTTTTGTATAAACGGTTCAGTACGCAATCCATTTCTCAAAGTTCAATTTCATTTTCATGTCCCCCTCCCTCAGCCGATGTGTACGTGGACCGAAGAGTGAGTATAGTACTTCCAACTCGCATTACTATTACCGCAACTGGATTAGATCCTGGACAACTGTTGATTAATCCTGGTCAATTCTGTATTCGCTCTTATCCTTGCCAGAAGGCATTAGACAGTATCCAGATGACTCTAAATAATCAGTCCATGAGTATAAACATTGCAGACTCAATCTCAGCTATGGAACATTTCAACATTGATCGTAAACTTCGCGCAATTGAATACAGTAAATGTCCAACTTATGGTGCTTGCCAATCACAAAAATTCTCTGATCTGTTTGGTTCAGTTAGATCTCCTATGGCTCTTTATGGTGACTCTCCCGACGACCTTGCTCCTCAAGCATTCCCATTCACAGTTGTGAGCCAAGTAAATGACAATGCTGGTCCAGGAGTATCCACCTGTACTTCGGTGGTAGATTTTTTAACATGTGAAAGTCTCATGCTCAGCCCGCTCGCATGGGGCTGCTTTGATGACGACGACTCGGCTTTCTACGGATTGCGCACCTTCGATCTTACACTCAATTTCTTGAACAATGGAGGAAACAGAATGATTGCTATTGATAAAGATTCAGCAGGAGTTCAACTTAACCCAACATCAATCCAAACTCAAATGCAATTTGCCAACTTTGCCGGAGGATTCTCGTATGACGATAATCAGCCACTTCTATTGTTTCAATATTTGACTCCACAATTATCTGATAAAGCGGCTGCAATATCTCGTGTATTGAACTACCCCTATTTCAACGTGGAACGCTATTTGACGGACGTACCTGCTTTAGCACCTGGTCAAACCACTCAAATCTCTAGCAACAATATTCAACTTAACTCGATTCCCAGCAAAATGTACGTCTTTGCTCGCAAACGTAACAATGATCTGTTGGCTGATCCATTCTCTCCTGATACATTCCTTAAGATTAAATCTTTGAGTGTACAATGGGGTAATCGTAAAAATTTGCGGTTAAAAACATCTTTTATGATGTTAGTCAGTCATTGACTGGCGACACTTTCAAACTGCAGGAAATTCGTTATAGTTCTTACTTCTTTATTCACTTTTATAGTGAATTGCAATGTTAAAAACATTTGGTATAGAAAAAATGTAAGAAATTCGGAAATCCGCATGCAAGTTCGAAATTATTTCGAAAAGCTTCAACGACTATATGTTAGTGGGTCTATTTTATAGGCTTAAGAGATAGTCTAGTCCCTAGTGAGTTAATTGTTAACTCCAATAAATATTCCGAAAGGAAGGGTGTAAACGAATGGCGTACTTTCTAGCGCCGATCAGAGACAATTATACGATTTGGCAGTGAAGAATGGCTGTACTATGACTTGGGCTGCATGGAGTGGACAAAGACTTAACCGTCCTGCAGCTCCTGCGACTTTTGGCACACCTGCTCAACAATATTCTGGAACTGGTACAGTGATTGCTCTCGATCCTCTGGATCTCGGCTTGTCAAGCTTAGACGCACCTAAAATTTTTCATGGGTGTAAAAACATCATGATATCAGCATTTTGATTATATAAATTCATTGATGTTAGTTTTGAATACTCAAAGCGACACTTTCAAATTGCGGGAAATTCCTTAAGTTTCTATTTCTACACGATAAATAATATATCGTTATCTAGAATACATACTAGAGTTTAGAAAAAATATAGAAAATTGGAAAATCCGCAGGCAAGTTCGAAATATAATTTCGAAAAGCTTCAACGACTAAATGTTAGTGGGTCTCAATATGAGGCTTAAAATATAGTCTAGTCCCTTCAAATATTCTGAAAAGAAGGGTGTTAACGGGAAAACTCGCACAACTTATGTTGCAATTCCAGGCCGAAGTTGAAAATATTGCTCCAGATCCAATCCAACCTACACTTTACGTAGTAGTGGTTTCGCAGGGTATATTTTCGTTGTATAATGGACAGGCAAGCAGCTTGGTAGGTGTTTTGACCAGTGATGACATTCTGGAATGTCACAAACAAACTGGACACCACATGCTCACTTATTCTGATGTTCAAAGAATGTACGGCGGTAACTTCCTTTCCAAACTTGCAAACAATTTGAGAAAGATTTGGAGAAAAGTTGGACCTGTAGTAAAAAAAGGAATTAAACTAGCAGCTGATTACGGTCCTCAAGCCTTACAAGTTGCAGAAATTTTAGGTCTTGGTGAACAAGACATGGGAGGTGTTCGTGCCAGAGGTGTTCGTGCCGGTGGTGCCAAAATGTCTCGCAAAAAACTGAAAGACCGGATGCGTATGTAAACATAACACATTGCATATGTAAACATAACACATTGCGTATGTAATCATAACACATTAAGTAGGTAAACGTACCATTTTATAAATTCAATTTTAGTGATGTTTTTAAATAAAACATCATTAAAATTTTTAAATTAAAAATTTAAGATAAATCATTTTCAAAGCAAAGCCAGCTAACGTTTCCTGCATCTCCAGCATCAGTACTGAGAATATCAAAAGAAACACCACTTACAACATTGGCCACATATAGTCTTCCAGCTGGTGCAAATCTAGGAGTAACATGAATTGATGAAATATTTCCTGCACTTTCACACGGAATTGTAACAGCACCAGCAACCATAGCTGATGTTCCACCATTTCTAGATTCTCTTACAGTTACTTCACCTCTTGGGGCAAGTCCTCTCATGGTAGTGTCATAGTTATTTTGTGCTAGCAAATTTGCAAGTGACATGTTTGTTTTATTATAGTATTAGATAAAAATTTATCCATATGTTTTTAACGCTATCAAATTAAGATTTGATTGAAGTATATTAACTGTTGTACCCGCTGAAGTCATATTTGCCACATAAATACTTATTGGTCCAGCAGATGTTATCGTTAATGCTATACTTCCATTTACCGTAATAGGTTTATTAGCTGCTGAAAAACTAGCTACACAAGTTTGTAAAATGGTTGTACCACTCCTTCTTAATTGTATTCTGTAATTATCTGTAGTTGTTGAATCAAGAGTTATCGTAAAACTAAATTTCGCAGGAGCAGAAGATACGACCCAATCTATACCACCATTATTTTGACCAGCATTCGGTGCATTTTGAGTAAATGTATATGAAATAGGGTTGACTTCGTAAAAAGTACCTTGAACAGGTAAACTTAATGAATATGGAGTTGCAAAATTCTCAAAATTAAGAGAACCAAAATAACCATCTGTTAATAAATCTGCCCACTCAATATCTGTACCCAATGAATTAACCCTTAAATATTGCACAGCATTACCTCTTACAAAATTATCATATGTTGAACCATCACCTTTCAAAATTGAACCTGTTGGAGCTGAACCTGATTTTTGCAACACCCCTTGAAAATTGACAGCTGGATCAAAACGGATTTGTGAAGCACCATCACCAGCTGATACAATTCGTAGTGTAGATGCAGGGATTGTTCCATTGTTGTCATAAATATTTGTGTTTGGACCACTGGGTAAATCTCCATATTCTAGATCTGTACCAGCAGCATTTACACGTAAATATTGTAAAGCATTACCTCTCACAAAATTATCATAGCTTGAACCATCAGCTTTAAGTAATGATCCTTGAACTGCTGAACCTGATTTTTGCAACACCCCTTGAAAGTTCACAGCTGGATCAAAACGGATTTGTGAAGCACCATCACCAGCTGAAACAATTCTTAATGTAGATGCAGGGATTGTTCCACTGTTATCATAAAAATTATTTCCTGCTGGTGCAGTGCCCCACCTGATTCCATTTACCTGAGTATTATCGGCAATAAGTACTTGACCATTTAATGATGGAGTGGGAGCTGTTGTGAGTGTTGTACCATCTCCGCAAACAATAGCACCCTGTGGAGCTGAACCATTTAAAGTAAACTGAGTAGTTGTAATATCAGTCAATGTTCCTGAAACTCTAAAAGGTGCAGCACTTTGAAAAGTAATACCATTTGAAGAACAATCTATAACGCGTGTTCCAGTCAGTGTGCCAGAAGTATTATAAATATTTGTGTCTGCATTTCCAGAACCAATACCCTCAAACGTATTAACAAAAAGTGAATATGCGATAACTTCTAGGTTTCCAGATGAATCAGAATCTTTCAATACTTCTATAGAAAATGTAGTTCCACCTGTAACTGTTGTTATTAAAGACATAGTAAGATTGGTTGGTTCTCTGCCATTACTCAATGATGTTCCAGAACTTCCTACAAGTGTTCTAACACCATCTACTACAAATGCAAAAATAAAATCATTGTTTTGAGGACCACTTACTTCTATATCCATATTGGCTGTAACCTTGACAGTTATTGTGTCTGTTCCAGTATACCTCAAAACAGAATTTGCTGGACTATCAAAAAGATCAACATCTCCTAAAACAGTTGTTGGATCAAATGGTTCCCAAGAACCAAAAGTTGTATTAACTACTTCCCTTGAATGAGAAGCTTCTCTATAAATTTGACCATAAGCAGCACTTGATGGATCTGAACCTTGTTGCCATGAAACACCACTTGAAGCAGCCGAATTTGCTGTAAGAACCAGTCCATCTGACCCTACGGTCAAATTTTTCATTGAAACTCCATCTGATGCTAATATACTACCCTTTGGTTGTATTCCACCAACTGTAAAATTATCGGTGTTTAAATTACCAGTATCTAAATCTAAAATTGTCACTTCTCCTATTTTTAAATCATAATTATTTGAAGCTAATAGATTTGATATACTCATTCTTATAAAATACAATATATTTTTTTTTAAAGTTGAGTTAAAATTAAAAAGTTTGAACTTGATGATAGTGGTAACGAATTTGTGGCCTCTGTAGCATTTATTCTTGCAGCTAATGCTATATTTTGACCATTTCCAATATTAACAATACTTTCACATATTACCTGTTGATATCCACTGGAAGCTGTATATCTAATTGCACTTATATTTTGTGGTGATCCTGAACGTGAAATAACAAAGTCTAAATCAAAGTTTCCAGCACTAGCGGTTCTAAATCCAAAAATAGCTTTAACAATAAAGGTTCCAGCAGCACCATTATTTGTGATTACGCCTGGTGATGGATTAGAAAATGATCTGTTTTGAATGAGAGTGGTGCCAACTGGAACATTGGAATATGATTTCGTAATTGTAAAATCGGTAGTTGAACTGAGATCTGAATAAGTTAATTTTGCATATCCTATACTATTTGGAGGAATAACAATATTATCCCATCTAACTCCATTTGGTGCTGCTGAATCAGCTATCAAAGCTTGACCATTAGTTCCTACAGAAACAGGTTTTAATGAATCACCATCTGATACAACTATAGTTCCTTTCGGTTGTGAACCATCGAGTTTGAGATTTTCTGCATCAACCCAAAGTTTATAGTTGTTTTCTTCTAATAGATTTGCAACACTCATCTTTATTTATAATATTACATAATTAATCAACTTAATGAATAAAGTGTTGCAGTTTCAGCAACTGTGTTATCAATAACTACAAAAAATGTTCTAGAGGAATTAACAGCAACAGGTTTAGAATCAACAACAGACCATCCAGTGTTCGTAGTTAAACTAACGCTGTTTGAACTACCTGAACTGTTTATAATTTTGAATTCAAATCCAAATCCATCAATCATAATATATCCGACAGATTCTAGATGAGCTATCAAATTTGCAACTGTTGGAATTTGCATTGTTAAACCAGCTCCTTGATGAAATAGAACACTTTCACCTGTTGTTGCAAACATTTCATCTGAAGTCAGAGTTGTCTTTCCATTTGGAAGTGGAGGAAATACACGATAAAGACCTGCACTTGGATGTTGATTGGTCATTCTATTCATAATATTCAAGCCGCTTGACAATGTCACAGTGTTAGTTCCCAATGTTTTACCTGATGTGCCAACATATGTTGCGATTGTTGAATTTTCAGATGAAGCTGGTCCCACTACATCACCGCTTGGGCCAGCACCGCCACCTCCAATATCTAGCCATGCTGTACCATTACCAGCATAAAATTTACCTTGATCACTGTCCAAAACAATCTCTCCATTTTCAGGTGTCAAAGCTGTTCTTTCAGCCGTTGTTTTTGCTGGAATTACAGCTTTTTCTTCAACTTTTACGTCTTTCGCAAAAACTTGCAAATTGTTTTCAACTAAAAGGTTGGATACTGACATTCTTTATTATTATATAATATTTTTTAATCAATTCTTTTGTTTTCAATATATTCTGCAATACAATCTCTGAATATTTTTTTATGTTTATAAAAGTCATCATCATCGTATTTTTCACATTGTATTAATTTTCCAGTTTCTGATGTACGATAGTCATATTTTGCCAAATATACCTGGGAATATTCTTTAACCAATATCAAATCCAGTGACATTATTTTTGTTATTTTGAATGAATCATAAATGTAACCACTCTCTTTTGTTTTTTCCCAGATGGTGATTTTATATAATGATTCATCTGTATTCCTGGTTTTTATCAAACCAAAAGGCATCGTTCCCCATCTACGTGAATATTTATGAGATGGTTCCTTGTACAATTTTTTTTCTACATTCTCACCTTCTTTCTGTTTAAAATAGTTATCTACAACATACTCCAGGTACTCATGAGCCTCATATTTATTTGAAAAAATTGACAGTAGTTTAGATATTTTTTTCTCACACTCATGATATTGAACCCCAAACATTATCTTATTTAGTATATATCACTATTTTTTTTTTATTGGTTTTGCGGTGCCTAATTATATTGACTTATAATTATGGCGAGCGCCTGTTTTCTAGCTTTATTATATGCTGAATTAAATGAACGTTTGGACTTAATATTAAAGTGATATTTTTTTCCTGAATTACCCCATCTAATATAACTTCCATCTTTATCTTTTCCAACTTGGAATGGCATTACTCTTAATTAAAATCGTATATAATATTAAGAAAATGAACAACATTGCAGCATTATTGAAAGCAATTGAATCCTCCGAAAAAGATAAACTGGATTCTAATGTTTCCCGAGGTGAAGATATGCATGAATATATTATGGATATGCTCAAAGAAAAAGTTGATGGTGAATTTCCAATGATTGGTGAAGAGGAACAAGAAATCTTGAGGTATATTAAGAGACAACGTCCGATGAATAATCTTGATTTGCGTCAAAATGTGATGGATCTTCTTAAAGGAAGAATTAAAATGGGCGCTGGTATTGAAACTGAAAGTCCCAGAAGGAAAAAACGTAAGGCTGCTCCCAAGAAAAAACCAGCAAAAAAAAGACCCCATCGTAAGGATGTAAACATTCACAAATTAAATCCTGCACGATCAAAATCAGTCAGGAAAAACCAAATGACAAAAGAAATGAAAAAACTTGGTGAAATTGAAGTATCTAAACAATTAAAACAAAGACTTATGAAGTTATTAGGTGGAATGTGCTGTGAAGATTGTGATGCCTGTGATATGGGAGGTGGTGTGCAGATAGCTGGAGGAATGAAGAAATGTCCCAAAGGAAGTAGAAAAATGTGTGTACCTAAATCTGATATGAAAAAAGTTCGTGGAAGAGAGCGTGAATCTAAAGGTACTGAAACATGGAATTCCTTTGTTAAAAAGTTTGCCAAAAAGAATAAGGTAGACTATAAAACAGCACTTAAAAAGGCTGGACCTTCATGGAAGCGTTACAAACGTGAACATGGAATGTAAACATTTTCACTACATATTATAAGATAGTTTGTTATGAATTATAGTACTGATAAAATAATTCAATCAAAATTTATTAATGAACTACCTAATAATATACTTAAAAACCTATGTTTAATTAGTTTACCTCCAACAGAATTAGGAGATGAATATGGACAACCATTTGGAAGTTTCTATGTACGTTCTAGCAGAGTTTTTGGTGATATTGATTTGATGCAGCAATATGTTGGTTGTTGTTCAGTTGATGAAGTCGTTAAAGATGTAAAGGATACTATTATTAAAATTGTTAAAAATGTTCAGAATTCATCATGTAAATTTGTTAGTGAAATAAAAATTGGTCTTGATAATAGATTTCAATTTAATATTGGTAAATTAAATAATGGTATTTATAAACCTTCAGATCAATTGTATTCAAAAATGACTCAACTAATAATGCAAAATTTATTATCTCAAAAGGAATTGAATATATTACACTATATTTTATCTAAACCTAACAAAGATGGTAATGATTTTGATGTAATTTATAATATGTTTCGTGAAAAATATATCTTAAGATGGACTGCTGATGATGTTTTACGTGGTAAAAAGATGCAAAATAATAAAGTCTTCAATATTGAAGATTCTCTACGTGAAGAAACACCATTCAAAATTGATGTTCAATTTATCGATGATGACAATAAATTTCTTGAAATTACAAATTTTATGGCCATTGCTTATAAAGATGGTGATGATTCGTTTATTCCTATAAATATGGATTTTAGAGTCAATTTAGATCCTGAAAATCTTTTAGATGTTATTGAACAATTGTATTATTCTGATTGGTACTATAATCCATTTAAAATGGTTAAAAGAATGTTCTCATTCTTGAGACATTTATATAGATTTAATAGAAATGATGTTATGGAACAACAATTTTTAACTAAATATGAAGTTTCAGATTATATACAAAAAATAAATAAAATTCTACAATCCACGATAAATATTCTTTATTCTGTAAATTCTGAACTTGAAGCAATGATGCTTATAGTTGAAAAGAATAAACCAGATAAAAAATGTATTGAAAAAATGAACAAAAGATTAGACATGTTGAAGACACCAATATCCAACGTATTAGAATTAGAAAATAGTGAAGTTGAATTGATAACCAAAGGATTTGATGCTCTAATCAAAGAAAAAAGTGTTAATAAATTTATAGAGGGTATCAAAGAACTACGTAAATTTTTGAAAAATATTACAAATAAATGGACAATTGATTATTTAAATAAAGTTGGAATGAACCCACCTCCTCCTGAATTAATGCGACTGGATCCAATTTATGATAGAGAAATAATCAGAACGCCAGATTGTTCTCCTGAAAATCCATTGAAAAAATTAGAAGATCATATTAGTGGTGGATCATTTAATTTAAAGTCTCTAGCAAAATCCATTTTCCAGAAATTAGCTAATAAGTATAGAGCTAAATATTGTAATAACAAAACACGTCCTTTATTAAAAGGAGAATATCACTGGGGATGTCATAATTTCACTGGACCAGGGACAAAAATAAGTTTAGATTACATTAGAGATACTGAACCTATAAATGATATTGATGCTTGTAGTAGACAACATGATATAGATTATTATGAGGCTATTTCTAAAGAAATGGATCCTGAAATTAGAAGACGTTTATTGAGACAGGCTGATGTTAAAGTCATGCAATGTTATGATAAATATCCTAATCAAAATGGGTACAGAGTAGCTAAATTAGGTATAAATAGTAAGATGAAACTTGAGGATTCTTTACCAATTATTGCAAGATCATTGTTTGGTCCAATATCTGCTGCTGGTAGGCTGAGCAACCTTGATTCTGGATATCAAGAAGGATATGATGAAGAAGATTTTGATGAGGGTTCAATATTTAGGGAATTAAGTTAAAATTTTAATTTTCTGATGAATTCTTTTCTTTCAGTCATTTTGTGATCTCCATCATATTTGATTGAGAATGAATTTTCATAAACCAAATCAAATTCAATTTCTTCTCCATTGTATAATTTTTTGTAAATTTCTATATTTTTATCTGTTTCTAATCTATCTCTGACTGATTTGAAACCAGCTTTATTTACACCTTTCATTCTAATATGTTCCCCAGTAATAATTTCCCCATCTTTTTCACCTTGCAAAACATCCATATAACATTTCTTGCCTAAAACAATCAATTCATTTGAATAAATATTTTTTGCTCCATCAAGTTCAAAATCATTATGGAATTGACCTAATTTTTTACCAATTAATTCTTTACCATAAATTTTTTTGTATTCTTGTGATAATTCTTCAATATCATCAGCTAAAATATGCATACTGTCTGTATCTTGATAATAACAAGGTTTTCCCAAGTCAGTCAGTGTATTCATTACTTCATTCATAATTCGTTTACTCATTGATAAAATAGATATTCCAATGTGACATAAATTATAAGAAGAACTGTATGATTCTAACATTTTGAATTCTGTGTAATTTTCACATTCTGTGTATGAAACAATTCTGTTATAATTTTTGATTACATATTTTTGAATTTTATCTTCATATTTTGCATCAGACATATTTCTCTTTGGTATACAAACATATTTATAATTTGTTGGTTTTGTTATGGTTTTTCCATAAGCTGAATTCAACATCAATTTGTAAATAGTTTGCATTGCATTGAAACCATCTCTTTCTTCTTTTGTATAATTTTCTTTATCATTCATTTTTCTCTTACATTCCAATCTTGCATTGAATAAATCTCTAATAACCTTACCGAATTTTTTATTGAATTGTGTATATTTTACACCATTATCTTGAATCTCATATTCAATTTTATGAAACTTTATCCAATCTTCCAATGTAAATTTGTCAACTGTAAATATATGATCTTTTTTAACTTTATTGGTATAAATGCAACCGTTTTCTGAATTTTTGTATGATATGAAAGGAATTTGTTGTGATTTATTTATTTTTGTAATTTTTACATCTACAATATAATATGGAATTTTTTTTAAATATTCAACATCATTCATTGCTTGTAATTCGGCTTTGATTAATAAAATTGGTTTTCCTGTTGGAATACCTAATACTTCACATAATCTGTCAATAGCTGAAGCATATAAAGATACACCGTCAAAATCAGAAACAAGTGATTTTGTATTTACACCTGTTTTGATGTGATGTTTTTTGTTATATCTTGTACAAACTCTTCCACCAAATATTGCTTTTGACATCCAATCTCTGGTAGATCCTGTTAACTCATATTGATTTTCGAATACTTTATTTTTAATACAATAACCATACATCAATGAACTTATCGTAAGATAATTATAACCATCTAATCCAGTAATAACTTCTAATTTTTCATTGAATTTTCTGATTCCTTGACCTAATGTTTTACAATCCATTTTCAAATAATAAGTCATATAATCCATATGTTTGAATTCATCACCACTTGTAAATTTTTTAGTTGTTTCCAAAAATTCATTTATAATTTTTTGATTATTATTTACTTGAATTTTCAATAGATCAACGGCTTTTTCTAATTTAACAGATTCTTTTGTTATGTTTTCTAAATTGTATAATTTGTAAGGAATTGTTTGTTTTGCGCATTCAATACCAAACATACCACCAAATTTAGACAATGGTGATGGAATAAGTTTGTATGAATCTCTGAATTCAATTTGATGTTTTTTATAATTTGCATTGATTGAATAATATTGTCCAGACTTTTTACATTTTGAAGTTATATGTAATCCATCCAAGAATGATTTGTCAAATTTAAGATTATGAAAATAAATAATTATCTTAGTTTTCTCATCAATAAATAAATCTGAAGTAATTTCTTTCAGCATTTTTTCAACTAATTTTTTGTTATCCAAACTTGTATCTTTGTAAATTTTTACTTCATCATCTTCATTTGCGAATCCTAACATAAATGCTTTGATTTCACCATCTTTTTTAGTTACTGTCTCAAAATCTGCATAATAAATTGCTCTATTATCAGAATGATCTTTTTTTTCAACTGGTTGATATAATTTAGCTTCATACTCAAGATTTTTTGGAGACACTTCTCTATTTTTACTTAAAGAAAATTCTGGAATTTTGTCAAAAATACCATGAGAAATAAAACCACCAGTTTTATACAAATTATGAATCAATCTCAAGCTGGAAATTTTTTGGTTTTTGCCGTATTTATAATACTTACCTTCAATTTGTCTTAATTGTTTATATTTTTCTTTACGTTTTCTATTATATTTACCAACTAATTCCATTTTATCTTTATCTTCAATATTGAAATATTCCTTCCATTTTTTGGATATACATTCAGATACTGAAACTTTTTTATATTGGAAATAATGACTGTTGTATAATGCTATATCATAAGTTTGTTTGGAGGAATCTCCATAATTTAATACAACATGTTTATCTTTATCCATTTGGTGAAGTTTTATGTAAATATCTAGAATTTCTGCAATATCCTTTAATTTTGATTTACTTAAATTACAGTTAATTTTGTTCCTAACAAGATCTAACTTATACTCACTGATACCTAATTTTCTCAGTGTGTGAATAATGCAGTGTTCAGATGTAAAGAAATCAAGAGCTTGTTTCATGGCTTTATTTGTGTAATATTGGAATGTATCAGTATATTTGCAGAATTTATATCTGGATAAAATTCCAAAAGATGAAAGATCAAATGGAGATATATTAAGTCTATCAAAAAATCCTCCATCAGAATCTCTATTGACTTTATTTTGGATTATTTTAAATTCCAAATCTTTACAAATATCACCTCTATCTTTGATAACTGCTTCCACCCATTTCCATGAATCTTCACTTTCTTCAGTAACTTCTTTAAATGGTGATGTCAATTTATTTAATAAATTTCTCAATGATTTTCTGGTCAATGTTATAAACTTACCTTTGACTTTTATAACAACTCTTCTGTTTATGTCAGAATTTAGTTGATTCAATTCTCTATAAACAGATTGAATGTAGTTTCTCATATTTCTTTTATTTTTTCTAAGGTTATCAATGAATTCCTTATTACATAAATTCTCAATCTTTTTTCTGATGTCGATTGATCTATCAATACCTTTTGATATTATGTTTATCAACTCATCTTTTCTTTTTTTGGATAGTCCAACATATCCAAGATCTCTCAATGTTTTCAACAATTCTTTTCTGCTGCTAAGAATAGATCTTCTTGTAACCTCTGATATCACACCTTTACGATGTAACTCTTCTACCAATTGTTCTTTGTTTTGACTTGTTTTAATATCAAAACGTTCTGCCAAAATTCTGAGATTTTTCATGTCATATTTTTCCAGGGTTTGAAAATTTGACTCACTCATTTTTCTTAATATAGGTAAACATTTTTTTTTTAAGAAGAAATTTTTTCAAACGCACTTCTTAAAAATAAAATCTCTTTTGGAAAATCAAATCTTATTAATTTGAATATTTCTATAAATTTTATTTCTCACAATTTTGTCTCCATTTTTCATAATATTAGATGCTGTTGGTAAAGTCATACCTGTAATTTCACATATCTTTTTTAAGGTTGTATATTTACCTTGTAATTCACCTCCTGAATATAATTCGTATCTTAGTTTTTTAACAAGTGTTCCTTTCTGTTTACCGGGTTTCTTTTTCTGATTTAATTTCTTCTTATATTGTTCTATTTTCAATTTTAGTTTCTTTTTGGTATCCTTTAATTTTTTTATCTCTTCATTTATTTGAGCTTCTCTTTGCATCAATTCATTGACCATCATTTGACTTGTATTGTTCATCTTAATGTAATACTAACATTTTATTTTTAATATAAAAAATTTTCCTACAAATAAAAAAATCTCTAGGTATTTTGTATAATAATCTTTGTATATGGACTGTACTCAAATATTTAAATAATTTAAAATATTTGAATTTTTCATAATGCATTTAGAATGGATATACGACATATTATATTAAAAGTTGCAGTTAAAGTATATCAGAACGACTTTAAATTATAAAATTTTATTTAAAAACTACCAAAGTATTATTGGGGGCTTCCATCGCTCACTACGTTCGCTCTTCCCGCCGTCAGCCGCTCGTTCGCTTCGCGACCGTTCGCCCCATCCCCTGCT